ATGTAATAGATGTATTAGAAGGAATGGCAAAAGCAATGATGAAAGCAAAAACAGTTAAAGGAGACGCTATACCTCAAATTAATATGAAAGGAGCTTCTTCATTAGGTGCTTTTCAATCATTAAAAAATAGAATAAATCCAAAAGGTAAATCGCTCTTGAAATCAACTAAAACCTTTGTAGAATAATGCCTTGTAGTATACCACCATCGAAACTCGCAGAGTTTATAGCAAAATTTTTAGGTCAACTAGAAGCAAGGGTGTATGCACTGGTGTTAAAAGAAGTATCAAAAATACAGCAAAAGCTACTTGGTTCTATCTGCCCTCCTGTAGAAGAGATAGAGAAGATATTAAAAGTAAGAGATAACTTATTAAACGCAATTAACGGACTGGAAAAGAAGATTGAACCAGTTAAGAAGTTTGCCGACATATTAGACCCTCCGATTAAAGCAGGAAAAGTAACAGTTACTATATTAGAGATGATAGCTATACCAGGAACAATAGGATTACCTCCAGGACCCAGCGGTGGTGTTATATTTTCAGTATCAGTAGGAGCACAGAATAGATTTGCACAGTTACTTAACTTAGCATGTCAAATAGTAGATATGTTATATAAAGACCAACAAGCAATTAAAGATTTAACAGATTTAGGATTCTCAGGATTAGATCCATTAAAAGCAAAGTTGGAGTCAATAGATATTAAACTTTGGTCGTGTGTTGAAAACCTTCCACAAGAGGATAAAGATAGAATATTAGCAGGTATAGAAAACCTACCCTCTAATGCAGGATTAACAAATCAGGTAGAAGCTAACACATTTAAGTATTTTAAACCAAACCCAGACGGATTAGGTACAGAATACACTATAAAGATATTAGTAGATAAGAATTCACCAGAATTTGCTCCAAGAAGATATGCAGTAGTAGAGAACGCACAAGGTGTACAAGTCTTAAAAGGGCCGCCATCATTTAGTTCTTCTACAAGAATACTGGTAGACGAAATAAAATTTAGAATTAACAATCAACTTCCATAAACTAACTATTTATATATATGAAACTAGATCAACTACGTAAAATTATTCGCGAAGAAGTAAGATCAGCTGTCAAGGAAGAGTTACAAGAAGTAATGAACGAGGCAGTTAAAGCGGCGAGTAAACCAACATTTACACAAACATCTGCTAAACCTGTTCAAGCAGAACAGAAAGCACCAGGTCCAATGAACCCTGTAATGGGTAAAACAACCTTAGATGAGATGCTTTCAATGACCCGAGACAATATGACTAACGAAGAATATAAGAACGTATTCTCAGGAACATCAGACATGGTAACCCCAGGTCACTCTATGGCGTCAAATGTAGCTTCTCAAATGGGAAGAAACAGCGGAGCTGCACCAGGTATAGATATTAATAACCTAGACTTTGTTAAGAAAGCAGGAGAGGTATATAATGCAGCTAATAAGATAAAAAGGTAGTACAATATGGCATACGGAGCAAAACGAATTAACCCTATAGATTTAGAGAAAAGAAGAGCAGTAGGCATTACAGTTCCTCTTTCAGGTAAAGCTGTGTTTAATTCTTCGTATGAAACAAAAGATGCTATTAAATCTAACTTAATTAACTTCATATTAACAGGTAAAGGAGAAAGGTATTTTAATCCTGCATTTGGTTCAGGTATACGTAATTTAATATTTGCCAATATTAATAGGGATAACTTAACAAGTTTAGAGTTGCTAATACGTGAAGAATTATCAACTTACTTCCCTAATTTAAATATAAAAGAACTCACCTTAACAAGTGCTATAGATGATAACACAATACTATTCTCTCTTAAGTTTAACATACGAGATACCGAAGCAGAGGATGAAATAACAATTAACTTCGAACAATAATGGCTCAAGACGTTAACATAAAATATACAGATAAGGATTTTAATAGTTTAAAATCGCAATTAGTAGACTTAGCTAAGAACTACTTCCCAGACACCTACAATGACTTCTCCCCAACATCACCAGGTATGATGTTTGTAGAAATGGCAGCATATGTAGGAGATATACTGTCATACTACCAAGATTCACAACTACAAGAAACATACTTACAGTATGCCCAAGACCCAAGCAATCTATATACATTAGCATATCAAATGGGATATAGACCCAAGACTACCGCCGCTTCTTCTGTAGAGATAGAACTAAGACAGAGAGTAGCAGCATCAGGGTCAGAATATGTACCTAACTTTGCACAAGCATTAACAATAGGAGCAAATAGCGTAGTATCAAACGGTGTACAGAAGTTTTTAATAGAAGATCAAGTAGATTTTTCTTTTTCTAGCTCTTACGACCCAACAGAAGCCTTAGTTTACTCAATTGATAATAATCTACCAGCAGAGTACGAACTTATAAAAAAGGTTAAAGCTAAAAGTGGGGAAATAATTACTCAAACAGAAACAATAGGCACAGCAACTAAATTCCTAACACTAACAATAGAGGATTCTAATATTATAGGTATTATTGATATTGTTGATAGTAACAACAACGTCTGGAAGGAAGTTCCATTTCTAGGACAAGAAACGGTTTATAATGACTCTGTTAACGCAGGAGATAATTCAAACAAAGTACCGTACTTGGTATCTACATCAAAAACACCTAACAGGTTTGTTACACGGTTTAATTCAATAGGTCAACTTCTAATACAATTTGGAGCAGGAACTGCAACAGATAATGTAGATGCTTTTTTACCCAACCCAACCAACGTAGGATCACCAGTACCTATGGAAGGTAAAAATAGAAGTTTACAAGCTTATGATCCTTCTAACTTCTTATACTCAGGTGCTTACGGAAACGCCCCTGCTAATACATCATTAACTATAAGGTACTTAAGAGGAGGCGGTATAGAATCAAATGTAGAAGCTAATACTCTAAGCACTATAGAGAGTGTAAGTAAGACTGCAGAAGACCTAACATACTCAGATACACTACTAGTTAATAACCCAAAACCAGCAACAGGCGGTAAAGACGGAGATACTGTAGAAGAATTAAGACAGAACTCTTTAAAAGCGTTTAACGAACAAGGTAGGATGGTGACTGCTCAAGACTTTGCATTTAGAGCTATGACAATGCCTTCTCAATATGGTTCAATTGCTAAGACGTATGTAACACAGCAAGAATCAATAGTAGCTGCAGATGCACACAACGACCCAGATAACCCACTAGGGGTAACATTATATGTTTTAGCTTATGATAACCAAAAGAACACAGTTAAAGCATCACCAGAATTGAAATCTAACCTAAGAAGATACCTAGCTCCCTTTATGATGTTAACAGATGGGTTAACAATTAAGGATGCATTTACTATTAATCTAGGAGTCAAGTTCGATATTATTGCACTACCTAATATGAATTCAAGAGAAGTACTAAAAGGATGTACAGATGCTTTAAGGAACCACTTTAATATAGATAACTGGTCAATCAATCAACCGATAAATTTATCAGCAATATATACACTACTAGATAGAGTAAAAGGAGTACAAACAGTACAAAGCATAGAATTAGAAAGCTTATCAGGAGAAGGTTATTCTCTTTACGACTACGACGTTATGGGAGCAATGAAAAACAATATACTTTACCCATCTTTAGATCCAATGATATTTGAAGTTAAATATCCAGATACAGATATAAAAGGTAGAATAACAACTTTATAATATGGCTAAATACAGAATATTTCCAACACAAGACGCATTCATCTCCACAGAGATATCCACTGCAAACACAGGACGAGATGAGTTATTAGAAGTAGGTGGGTACCCTACATCTGATTCAGGACAATCATTAAGAAGTTTGATTAAATTTGATGAAGAAGAAATAAAGAAAGTATTAGAAGATAAAGCAGGAGTAAGCTACCCTATTAACGAAAACCTTACACCTCCCTTCAAAGCTAAATTAAACCTCGCTCTTAATTATGCAAACGAGCTACCTATTAACTACACATTAACAGCTCACCCTATCGCAGATTCCTGGGACGAAGGAACAGGTAAATTTGGAGACATACCTACAAACAAAACAGGCTGTAGCTGGGTAAATAGATTAGCAGGAACTAACCATCCATGGACTACCACTACCCAGCAGATTACAACAACATCCGGAAATGGATTTACCCTAGAAACTAACGAACTACATACTACCTCTTCTTTTAAAGAAGGATTAACAGGAGGTGGAAGCTGGTACTTTACATCAGGAAGTAACCCAACAACTTTATCAGGAAGTCAGTCATTTAATAAAAACTCTTCTCACGACGTAGACATAGACGTAACAAACGCTACCATGTATATGACTAATGGGTTTCTTACCAATAACGGATTTATAATAAAAGCAGAAGATTCAATTGAATTTAATGAAACATCCACAGTAAGGTTAAAGTATTACGGGGAAGATACTAATACTATATACCCACCATTTCTTGAACTACAATGGAACGATTATTTACACTCATCAACATTACAAGAAGTAACATCTCCTGATGTAGTAGTTTCTGTTAAAAACAATAAAGGTAAGTATGTAGACGAAGGAAAGCAAAGATTTAGGCTACACGTAAGACCGGAAAACCCTACACGTACATTCACAACAGGATCTGCATATACTGTTAATCATACATTACCTACAGGTTCATTTTGGGGATTGAGAGATGAGAATACAGAAGAGATGGTATTTGACTATGATAACTATACTAAAATAAGTGCTGATAATACTTCAAACTACTTTGATGTATATATGGATGGTTTACAACCAGAAAGGTATTACAGAATATTAATTAAAACAGAAATAGACGGAACCACTACAGTAGTAGATAACAACCAAGTATTTAAGGTAGTAAGAAATGGATAGAAAGGTAGATATTAAAAAGACTGTCTTTAATAGAGATGGGTATAAAAGTACAATAGACAGGAACTTTAAGTTTTATAAAGAACCTGAACCTTTAATAGACCCTGATACCGTTGAAGAATTATTTAGACTCTACGATAAACTGTATATGTTAATCCCAATAGAAGGAGAAAATACATCACACCAATACCTCGTAGAAAGAAGCTCAGAACTCTACCAAATTGACGCTCAATTAGAAAACATACAACCTTTATTAGATGAAGTTGCTTCATTAAGAGGTCAAATATTAGAAGGTAATAGACGTATCTTAGAATTAGAAACTCAATTAGCTAATGGAGGAGAAATTAACTTTGAAGATGCAGAACAAATGGCCTTACTAAGAGGTCAATTAGATGCTGCAAACTCAGCTATAACAGTACTAGAACAAGCAAACACAATAGCTAATTCAGCTGTAGAACAAGCATCAGCAATGGCAAATGAAGCAGCAACAAAGGCAGCAGAAGCAGCAGAAAAAGCAGCAGCAGAGAAAGCAGCCCAAGATGCTGCAAATGCAGCAGCAGCAGACACAGGAGAGGTTGATGAGATATACGGAATACTTGGTAATAAGAACGATAGTGTAGGTATAGCTTATAGGTTTATTGTTAAGAATTGGTATACGAGATTTCAATTTCATAGAGGAGTATCTTACTTTCGTAACTATGCTAAAAGCTATAGTAGAAAATGGTATTGGTTATACGGTACTGATCAAAATGATACCGGTTACTACTCAAAAAGAAGAGGGAATTATAATAATAACCTAAACCGGGAATACCTAATACCTACTAATAAAGATACCGCTAACGATATGACACTTGACTTTATAGTATCAGAATTAAATCAAGCAGGTTATAAAGCAACATCAATTGTAGATGCTTTTAAGAAAACAAAATTCTTTAGAGGTAAAATAACAGCAAGAGTAATAACATACAAAGACCCTGAAAGAGAAGACGAAGTTGGGTATAGATTAAAATAGTAATAAATGGCAAAAGTAACATACACATTACTGGATAGACCTTTAAACTCTATAACTGATAACGAGAAATACTCTGATGCAGATTTAAGTTTAATTGATAATTATGAGATTAATAAACAATATGATTTTGAAAAGAACTATATTGAGTCTCATTTTTACTCTATATATAATACAAAATTACTATCTGTATACGAC